TGGTATATTGTATCTATCAAAGTTTCATCAACGTAAATTTCTTCTTTGCAAGTCCATAAACAAACGTACTTACTTGAATCTATTATGTTTGTACTTTCTATTACAAAAGTTGGAGTTTCATTGTCTCCTTTGTATATTTTTACTATGTTCATTTTATATCTTTTAAATTATAATCTACCATTGTTTCAACATCCTGTCCAAATGCTTTTATTAAATCCACATCTATATATTTTTTATATCCCGCCTCAAATGGTTTTGTAAAAAATAAAGATGGTTTAATTCCGTTTAAAAATATGCTTCTTGCTATTGCGTATTGTAAACCTTTTCTTGATTGAAATTCCCCTTTAGCGTTTCTTGGTGCTATTCCTTTTCTTACTATCCATTTGTCAAATGCTTTTGCAGGAGGCATTTTATTTTTATAACTATATGGTGTATTATATTTTTTAATCTTACCAGAAACTCCTTTATCCTGATAAACACCATATTCAACCATAGAAAAGCCAACTATGTTAAATCCATTTTCAGTTACAATTTCACCTTTAATAGAATTATATAATTCTTTAGAACTATTCTTTCCACCTTTAGTTAAATTACTTCTTGATTGTTGGATAACATAATCCCTGAATTTAATTAAAGTCTTTTGAACTTCTAACATTTGCTCATTTGGTTTTGTATTACCATATCAAAAGTAACAGTAACTCCTGCCATTTTATTTTCAAATCTTTCTGTAAAAAATTCACAAGATGGTGTACCTATTAATTCATAATCGTTACCAAATTTACCCATTCTTAATACCTCCAAGAATCTATTAACTACCATTAATTGTGTATTTAAAACATCTTGCTCATTGTCATTACCTAAAAATATATCAGTTGTTAATGATTTACTTTCATCAACAATATCCATACATAATATAGATACATTGTAATTCCAAGTTGAACCTAAATACGTTGCTGAATTAATTATAATATGGCTCAAAGGAAATATTGTAAGCTTGTTTAAATCAACTTTAAATATGTCTCCTATAGTAACTGTATTTACAAATAAATCTTCCTTTAATTGGTTCTTAATTGCTTGTGTTATTTCATAATAATGTGATGTCATCTATTCTGTCTTTTAATTAAATCAGCTTCTATTTTATTCTTTTCTTTTTCGAATGTTAGATATGTTAAACATTGGTTAATTGGTAATCTTGTAACTGCGTCAAATCTGTTAAAGTCTCCTTGAGCAAGAGCATAGATTGAACTATACCATCCCCATCTTTGCCCCAAGTTTGCCGTAGCAGAATATTCTGTACCTCCTTGTCCTCCTCCAAATAAACTATCGTAGCTTTCAATAATTCGTTGCCTAAACGATAAAAAAAAACCGTAGCACCTAAACAAACATCTAATGGAGCAAATTTCATTACTTCAGCATACGTTATAGTGCCATTATAATCTTCAATCTCATACGTGCCATTTAATCCTTTCTTTTTAATTGGTCTATACAATACTGCCATTGCTTTATGTATTTCGCCCCAATCGGTTATATACGTATCTAAATCGGTATACTCTCCAAATGTCATATCTTCTAAATTAGGAATAAAACCAAATTCAGTACCACCCATTTTAAACGTAGGTATAAAAGAATGATTCTGGTTAAACATATTTCCAATAGATGTAGTTATATCATTTACATCTTTATATTTAATCGAGGCAACTTCTTTTAAATCTATTCCACAAAATATCTGTACCATCTTTTGATGTAGGAATTCTGTATCTTCATTGTCTTTAGCTATCTTTAAAAAAGCCTGATATTGTGAAAGTTTTATTTCACTTAATTTAGTTGGTATTGTTATTTCTAATTTCATTTGATTTGTTTTTTATAATAATAAAATAATGTGTAAATTGTATTAAACAAAAAAAAGGCGTACATTTCTGTAAGTCTAATTTCCGACCAAGGACACCTCAATCCCAATTTTAGTTTCTAATGGATTATAAGTTCCAACGCTTTACACAGCTTAACTAACTTCTTTTATATCTATTGCAAAGAAGTTCTGTTTAAACATATCTTTGAATAGTGTAATAACCATCTGTTCGTTTGCTGCTATTATTTCAGCATACTCATAATCTTTCTCGTTGTCAGCATATCTGTACCAACCTTTAACTTCGTATTGTTTCATAGTGTTTGTTTTAAATTGCAGTTTATAGTATGCTGCTCCACTTGTATTTTTATTTTATTGAATAACACATATTAGATAGTAAATTATAATTTTCATTTACACTTTGGTTATTTAAATTTAATACTCTTAATTTTTCTTCAATAATATTATTTTCATCATTCATTACTGATTTTAAAATTTGATTAAATAATTCAGGAGAATAATCTAAATTGTTTTTTGCAATTAAATCATTTGTTTTTTGTACGAAAGTTTTGATAGTTGTCATAGTGTTTGTGTTTTTAGTTGTTGTTATCTGAATACAAATATATATTAATTATTAACATTCAAAACTATAAATACAAATTTTAACAAAACTTTAACATTTGCTATTTGCTAAAGTATTGATTTGCAATCTCAAACATCTTTTGCATTTTTCTTATCTCACCTATATTACGAGGTAAATTAATAACCACTTGTATATTCTTTATGTGATGTATATAACATTGTATAACTGCAATAATTTCTCCGTATGTCATTAGTATATAAAGTAACTTCCTTTATTTGGATTCTCTAAATGTGATGTAGCTGCATATCGCATAGCATCTATTGCGTGATTATAAGCATCTATTGGCTTATTCATCTTTACTCCTGTTTTATCTGTTAACCAAATGTAGTTTCTTAATTCGTTTATTAGGTTCTTACTTCTTGATGTAACATATATCTTATTCTGATTGATTAAATTAATGCCATATACAATACTATCTTTTCCTTTTGATACAGGTATTACATTATGTCCATAACTATTCAACTCAGCTATTGATTTTGGTTCTGCACTATCAGCATAAACAATATCATTTACTTCATTTGCTTTTAATAGATTTGATATTTCACTATTCAATAATCCTTTCTTATAAATTATTTCATCAAATATATAAGCATCATTGTATTTATACATAGCAACTAAACTTGTAGGGTCATTTGAATAACCAAAGTCCATTCCATAACACAATATCCTTGCATCTGTTGGTAAATCTATTTCATTCCAATCTGTAATACATACACCTTCTAAACTACCTGTTTGACCTAATCCATATACTTGCCACCAATTAGCCCAATATGTAGATGTTAATGCTTTTACTTTAGCTGATTCTATTTCTTTTATAATAGTTTCACTTAATGCTTCATTATCTAAATAAGTTAATGTAATAAAGTCTATGTTATCTTGCGTTAGTATTTCTTTGTCTACCCAAAATGTAGAAGCAGGATTATAATCTAACCATATATCTCCAGATGTTCTAATTGCCATTTGGTAATAGCTTTCAAAATCTATATTGTTACATTCATTAACGTATAATATGTTTCTTCTTGCACCTCTTAATTTATCAGGTTGGTCTACAGAAAAGAACTCAATATAACTACCATTAGCAAAGGTGTATTTTAAAGTAGACTTATTAAATTGGTCATCATTATACCTACCTAATGCCATTATAATCTTTAAGAAGTCTTTTAAAGCACCTCTACGTAAATGTGGTATACTTTCAGATACTACACTTATTTCAAGCATAGGTTCTTTTATTGCTTTATCAATTAGTAAAGGAAGTATTCCAAAAGTTTTACCTGCTGAAGTACCTCCTCTAATAACTTTAATACGTTGCTTTAAACGTGATAACTTTCTTATTGCAGTAGTTAATACAAACTCCATATAATAGTGACTTAAATGTCATCAAAATTGATGTTAAAGATAGGTTGCTCATTTGTTACTGTAATGTCTTTTGTTTCTCTTGGTTTACCAGCATAATAATTATAAAATAATTGTGTGAATTTAAAATCACCATTCTCTAATCCTTTTTCTAATGCCATAAATGCTATTGGTTCTAATGCTCCAAGTTTTTCAAGTAACTTTACTTCTTCTGCTTTTGATTTACGACCTGCAGTTGTATGTCCTCCATTAAATTTTCTTTTATCTTCCATAATTAAATAAAATTATTATTAAATTAAAAATAAACATTTTTGTTTATTGTTTATTTATTTAAGTCACTTCTATTTTTATGTACTTCTTTATCCATCTGTTCATAAAATTGTTTATCTTTAAATCCATTTTTCAATCTCATTAAATTATTTGCTCTTTCTTTTATCTGTTTAAATTCAGAATCAGTTTTAACTCTTTCAGATAAACATTTATCACAGTACAAGTCTTGAGTATTACCTGTTGTTATTATTATACTACATAGATGACATAGTGTTGCACCTATTCCTCCATTTAATTTGTGGATTGGCTTTATCATTTATCTAATTGTTTTACTAATTTTTTTATTAACTTAAATTCTCCGTAACTAATTGAAATTGTTCTGTCAGAATAATTATAAGCATTTATATCTATTCCTTCGCCATTTTTCCATTCAGTTATTTCAATATAACTATGTTCTTTACAACTAAAATCAAATTCTTTTAAATTGCAAAATACTGCTTTTCTATTGTATTTTTCTAACT